TCTTACAGGTTTTACTCTTCGTCCCATTCCTACCTTCGATTTCTCAGCCTTCTTTCGTTTCAGTTGGCTTTTACTCATCTCCGATTTTGTCTTGGGTGTTTTACTCGAAACTCTTTTGGTTGGGCGGCAGTATTCATTCTTTCCACCCTGCCCACATGGCTTGCCACTTTTCGTATCCTGCCATTTCTCCGATCCCCATCGTTTCAACGATGTACCCTTGGCAGTCTTACGAACCTGCCCTTTGGACTTTCGGCACTTGGCGATCTGTTGCGATGCTCGAGCAGATGGGAATACTTTTACCCGAGCCTTTACCTTCTTATAACAAGCGTCCTTTGGCATCTTACCACTTCTTGCAGGACCAGTATCCTGCTGTTAGCTTTGATTTTTTCTGATCGCACTTATGCCTAGCTCGAAAGGATTTACGGGCATCAGGATTAGATTTACGGATTTTCATGTTTGCATCCCCGTAACGAATCGTCCTTGTCTTGCCATTCTCCGATGCAAGTACGACAAATTTTTTCTTACCATAACCAGGTTCACCCTTTCGGATGCGTCTAGGGGAGTTAACCTTACTTGGTTTTCCGTTTGCCATACTTTACTTTTTTACCGGTCTTTTTGGCATAAGATTTAGCTTGTGCCATACCTTTAGGGGTGTAACTGAATTTCTTTTTTCCTACTCCTGGCATAATATCTTCCTTTCGATTAAGCGGCCACTGATGTGCCTGGTACATTGCCAGGGGCAGTTCCTAACTGACCAATCCTGGCGTTCATTTGTTGCTGTTGCTGAAATTCTAATTGACCAGCATATGTCTGAAGTCTCTTCGCAAAGTTTTCATCGGATTGCAGGCGTTCCTGCACATCGGTCGCCGGTATCGCTTCGCTTCCCTGAATATACGATTGTAATACTTGCAACCTAAGTTGTGGATTCGCTCCATTTTCAGGGGCGTTAACAACCTGACCCGATGCGATCTTTGCGATGTCATTCGATGTTTCAATAATCTCCTTAGTGGTAGCCTCCTGCGATGGCATGATTAACTGATTGGCAAGGTTTGGATCAATCGCCTCAATCACCTTGCGAAGATAAATGTCAAATCTACTCACGCCTTGACGATCATAGGTTGCCATTAGCTTTCCTATCGTATCCAGCTTTTGAAGAACCTTCTCCTCATCCTGGTTCATGCTGTTCCAGGTGATATTAAAATCATACACTTCAGCAGTCTCATCCAGCATGAGCATCGCTCCCTGCTCGTTGTTGGTAACCCGAAACCATATCTGCGGTCCGCCATAAGTGCGATCCAGGCACCATATGCGATTCAATACCTGCTTCCATCCCTCGAGCCAACGATTGACCAGGTTCTGCCGAACACTGTTTGCCTCCACTGCATCTGCTTGCGATGTCGGCCTTCCCGTTAGCTTATCTGCCAACTGACGAATCTGCATCTCCACTTCCATGCTTGCGTTCGAATAACGGGGGATCTCCATGAATCCAACCTCTCCACGCCTTCTAACGGCCAAGTGAGCACCCGGGCCAAGACGCTCCGGGCGGCGGCCAATCTGAAACTCCACTGGTGGCATCGTTGACATAGATGCCCTGTCTCTCCTTGCGTCCATCTCTGTCTTTACTGCCAATTGATAACTCTTCAGCAGTTCAGGATATCCACGCGAATCAAGCAATCTATGATTGAGGCATTCCCTCGTAATCGCCACAAAGGGATATCTCCCTTCATCATATTCCATGGGACTATGAAACCCATGCCCTTCCGCTTCATCCGCCCAGCAGGTAATCGTGCATATAGGCACATCGTCCTCGTCCAGTTCTTTTCGATATGTCGTGATTACCCTTACCATGCCTTCGTAATCCTGCTGGCCATAAAAGTTGCCGGTGTCATACGACATCAAGTCAGTCGAATAACTCTCCTCCGAATAAAATCCTTTCGAGTTTTCAATCAATTCCTCGATCCATTCCTTATCCCATCCCTCATTTACCTTCTGCATCAATGCCTCGGGACTGTAGTAATGAATGCAGTGAATGCTCCTGGCACTCTCCAAATCAATCACATTCGAATCAATAATGATCTCCCGTCCCAACTCATATGCCTTAACCGCAGGACGATTCACCACTGCCTTCTCCGTTGGAACCTTTGAAACTCCTTTGTTGCGTAGCTCGTTTAACATCTTACGAACCCGCTTCTTCTTTAATCCTGGAAATAATGGAAAGAACATCTCCTCAACCCCCTCTTTCATCTCAGGATCTTGTATAGCCATTGCCAGTTCAGGCGACATCTGTGCAATCTCCTCGAGCGTCACCTCTTTAAAAACCCGAGTTGTCTCTCGCTTCCAGTATGTACCAAAAAATGTTATTCCATTCTGCAAAAGATAATTAGCACCGATAGCCGCTTCCCTCTGTAACTCAGTCATCGATCCCATCCGCCACTTCAGAAATTCACTTACCATCTTGGCCGATGTAATATCTCCACTCTCCACGGGAGCCGCCACCAGGTTAGCCTGTGAAAGCGATTGCGACAGCAAAGCCACATCCCCGTCAATCAACGGGTTCACAAGGTTAGGTTCTAAATCGGAACTCCCGTCCCAGGGAAATGCTTCAGGTCCATTCTTTTTCCCCGATTCATCCTTACCTGCCCACTCATTAAAACGACACTCCCTCGCCTGTTCAGCCTTATCCATCCAAAACGATAGATTCGCCCTCGCCTCATTAAACTCATGCTTGATCGAATCTACATCCGGCCCCTTCTCATCAAACTCCTGTACTTCTAATCCACTACTTTCCATTTTTAACTCCCAATTCTAACATATGTTTTTTAAAATTACTCAGGGCCGACTTCTCTATCCTTCGCATCGTCTCAAACCCTACTCCCACAAAGTCTGCCATCTCCTGAATTGTATAAATCCTACACTCCCGATCCTCCTCAAATGCAGACAATCCCTCCTCCACAACCAACTCCCGTAGCATCAAATCAATCCGCTTATCCTGCTGTTCAGGCGATTCGATACAGATCATCGTCTCCCTCGACTCTCTTGACATATACCTCCGACTTTGGCGGGTGATTATCCTCGGGCTTTTTTACGCACCTAAATACTCCCTCCCGATCATTAAAATAGATAAGCATCAACCTCTGATTAGGAACCAGCTTCAGCACCCTCGCCGTCTCAATCTGCTTCTGCGGGGCTTCAGGTAATCCCACCTTCCCATCCGAGTCCTCTTTCCATATTCCTATGCAGGTCGAACGGGGGATTCCCATCTCCTTACTTATCTTCGGCCAACTCGTACCCGCCTTCCGCAAAAGAACCACCTGGTCCCTCTGCATCTTACTCCACTTTCTTACTTTTCCCATAAATCAATAACTCCCTCCTCCTGTTGCCACCATTTCCTCCTCGTCAAAGTATTCAAAATTGCCCACTGCGAAGTACCTCACTGTATCGACCATGTCCTTGGCAGGATGCTTCAAATCTCCAATCTGATACTCCTGCATACAGGCCACCAGGTTCTGACATTCATCCGAAATCATCAACTTCGGGTGATTATCAAATCCCATCTCCCGACTCCTATCCCATGCCAGCAGGTTATTGATCGCCTGCAAACCTGTCTCAATGTCCAAAGCTTCTGCCGGCTGTACCACAATGTCCTCATCCGCCAAATCATCGATAATGTTGGAAGATCCTTCCGACTTCTGATAACTCGCCGCTCCTAACCTCGGGTCGATTATCCGCTCAACATAACGATCACCCTCCATCTGCCGGATGATTTCCGCATAATCCTTTAACCCGAAACCATTAGGCTGTGCCGCTTCCCCTGCACTCACCTTATCCCCCTTTGTCAGATCAATCCATCCTCCCCAGGTGTCAAAATCAGGAAACTCCTTAACCGCCCAGGCGACCCCATGCGGATCTATTCCAAATAATACCATCGTCCAAGGCTTTGCTCCAGCAGGGTCAATCGATAATACCCAATTCGCATCCGAATCATCCTTCAAAACAGGGATATCCTTGGCCTGGACGATGTTCTTGTCGGAAAAAGCCGGAAACACTGTTTTAGATGCCTTTACAGGCACTCCATAGGCCCGGCAAAGGATCGTTTCCCTCTTTTCTCCCTCCAGTTGTGTCTTCATGGCTGACCAACCGCCAAACGGATTGGCCTCCGTATGGAAATATACCACGCTCGAGGCTTTCCGTAAGGGCTGTTGGACCAGGGGAACTTCTTCGCCATCCAATAAATCCGCTTTTGCCGACTCCACTGTCTTTGCTCCCGTAAGCATCGACTTCACTACCGAGTTCCACCCGTCCACAGCCGTGAAGCTGATGATGCCCTTACTATTCCGAGTTACAGTTCTGAATCGAAGAGTCTCCACCCAGGGCATCGGTACAAGCTCATCTGCCCAATAGCCGATATTATGGGTTCCGTTGACCGGTTCCTGCGGACAACCGATTTCTCCACCCTCAATCGTGCTAATATCCTGCGACCAATTACGAAATATGCACTCAGATCGATTAGGCAGAGTGAATTTGCCTGCTGTAAATCCATTTCTAAGCGAATACATCACATATCCGACCTTACCTCTACCTAACGATTTTAACTCCTTGGGCAGGTACTTAAATATTAGCTTCTGCTGGAACTGAATACTGTTGGCCGATGTCTCCGTAAGACACCATATGATCGTTCCT